GATACAATAGTTCCAGATTCTTTAAATCCAATTGTAGAATCAACTGAAATAATAGAAGATCCTATGGAGATATTTTCTAAACATTTTGTATTCTGTGTGATAGTAAAGTTTCCTTCAATTGCAGATCTATCATCATAACCAATAAAAAGGGAAATCTTATAATATTTTATAGTCTCTTTGGTAAATATTTCTACCTCAGATACTGATGCACTAGTGGTAGGATCAGTAGATTTAAAAATTGATTGTCCAACTAGTTTTGAGGGATCTCCAGAAATTCTTTCTACAGAAACGACCTTTCTTCTTATATATTGTGCAGAAGAAGTCTTAATTAAAAAGTTTTCTAAATTTACTACTTTTGGAGATACTCCATAAAGAATATTGAATAAAATTCTAAAAGATTCTTCAGTACCCTTTGATTGATAAAAAGATCTTGCATTTTTGATAAAGTTTCCTACATTTAAATTGGAAACAAAATCTACACCCTCTAATCCTGGAGTTAAAGTATATTTTAATTTTTTGTAAAATTCTTTTAGAAATAAAGAACTTAAATTTTGTACGGAAGATCCTGAAGCATGTTGTATGGATGTAGAGGTAGAAAATACTAACTCTTCTTGATTAGATACTGCATGATAGGAAGTAATACCACTAAATCCACGAATACAACCTGTGAATGTGTTAGTTGTGAGACCAGTATAAGTGATAATTTCATCATCAATTTTAATTAGTCCATATTTTTTAGGAAATCCTTTTGTTGAAGTAACTGTAATTGCGATTCCAGAGGAATTTGAAATATTAGTCGTTAGTCTAGTTGAACCAACAACTACTTCTGGAGTTAAGTTATCTAATTTTAAATATTGATCTAAGTTTTCTGCAATATCAACAGGACCACCTTGATATTCTTGAGAAATATAATATTGCTTCAAAAATTCTGAAGTTTTGGGACTTTCATCCAGTATAAATTCTGGAAGTTGACTGCCAATTATTTGCTGTATTTTGACTCTAGACTCAAATCCCGTTTGTATCATATTATTATCTTGTTAGGTTTCCGTTTGAGTAACTTGATGTATAATAATCTCTGGCAAATGTTGTCCCAGATATTTCATCTCCAGATGCGATCACATCTCTAACCATATTTATTGAACTTTTTGAAATGTCAAAACTTAGATATAAATCGTTTAATCCAAGTACATCGTTCGATTCTGGATATACTTGAATTTCAACAATATCATTTTCCTTCTCAGTGGAAGTAATGTTAATTGTTCCCAATTTAATTTCCCCCCTTACATAATCTACAGTTCCTGCAGATTGTGCAACGATTTTAATTTTACCTTCAGAGGTTGGATTTTTCTTTACAACTGATATGATTCCAGTTCCAGTTAGATTTCCATTTGAATCTTTAGATGGGGTATCTGTAAAATATAACATTTCAGTTTCTGTAGCAATTTTAAATCCAGTAGATTTGATATTATATCCTTCGGCATTTATATGAAATTTATTACCAAAACATATTTCATATTGGGAAAACTGATTTATTAGTGCTTTAAGATCTCTTCTAATTTTGACTTTTGTAATATTGGATGTAATTGAAACATCTGTATTATCAATAATTTGCAAAACTTTACTGTATTTAAATCTTCCACCAAATTTATTCAAATCTGTTGATTCTGAATATTCTGTAAGTGAGTTAACTACCTTAGTCTTTAAAGATTCTTTTGCTGATACTTGATTAGAATTGTAATAAACTGAACTGTCAATCTCAACATAAAGTATTTTGAGATCGATAATTTTTTGATTAATACCTGAAACACTATATTGCTTTAGTTTATTTTGAATTTGCTCTTTATTAAAAGATGAAACATATGTACCACCCTTGGGTTTAATACTAATAGTAACCGTCCCATACTCTGGTGGAACTAGTTCTTCTCCACCCACAATCGCTACAGATTCAGTATCTGGATAAATTTTCTTGATAATTGCTTCATAGTCACGCGCAGTTACTGCTCTGTACTGTGATGAATAGATTTTTGGGGCAAAGTACTTAATTGAATTAATTTCTTCTATCTCTGCACCATTCTGAGAACTTTGATTTGTTGTAACAGTTGCTCCGTTTAATGTAGTTGGTCCTCCAGAGGAAGTTTTTAATGTAGATTGAAATGTAAATTGAGAAGCCCCATTTCCATCTTTTCCATCAGTTACAATATAATGAACTGTAATAATTGCATTATTTTCCAATTTCTTTCCAAATCTACCATCACCAAAAATAATCTCATACTTTTCGTCTTGAACTTCTTGTATTAAATAAATTTCCGATGTTGAATCAATATTTAAGATGTTATCAACTAATAAATATTTGATTCCCAATCCACTATCTTGAATACCTTTAACATAGATGGAAATTGTAGAAGTATCAATATCAGAATTATTTAAAATAAATCTTTGGTCAAGAGATCCATCTACTGTAAAAGTTTTTGTTAAAAATGTTCCTTGATAGATATCAATTCCAGTAATATTTCCAGAAGAATCAATTTTATTAAAGGTGACAGATCCATTAACTACTTTTGTTGTGATATTTTCTGGAATAGAAAAGGTGTAAGAAGTATCATTTGCAGTTCCTACACACACCAAACCCGCTGGAAGAGTTACTGTTGAAGTATCTGCAGTCGTAGTACCAGTAATAGTTACCTGCGCCTTAGAGCAGGTTTTGGAGCGTGGTACATATCCAATATTTCTTGCGAGTGAAACTACATTTTCTCTAAGTGTTGCAGAATCCAAAAAGGATTCATTCACAATCATATTTGAGTTGAATGCAGTAATATAAGTATTGTATGCTAATGTATCAATCAGTACAGAGAAATTAGATCCTTCAAAGTCAAAATCCGTGAATGTAGAGTTGGCACGGAGATAATCCTTGATGGACGTTCTTATTTGATCAAAGTCTAGATTTGTAAATTTAGTAAAAGGCATTTTATCTGGTTGCCTCTAGTAGAAATGTAAATTGTTGCGTGGGAAATTGTTGCCCAATGATATCAAATATAACAGTCACTTCAAATGAATTATTATCTGGTTGAGGATCTACTTCAACTTTTACATTATCCACTCTTGATTCATAATTTTGAATTGTAGTTTCAATTTGAGTTTGTATGACAGATGCAGTACCATAGTCTACAAATTCAAATAAACTTGAACGAACTTCAGATCCAAGTAATGAATTAAAAAATCTTTCAGTTGGAATTGTTTCTACTAGATTGCGAATTGATCTAGTAATTGCTCTCTCATTCTTGAGTATTGGTAGATCCTTTGTCACCGGATGAGGATCAAAGGATAAACTAATATCTTTAAACGATTTAGATATCCTTTGTATTGCCATTCGGAAATTAAATTTCTATCTTTTATTTATGTCGATTTCCAGGAAGAACCATAAGTTGGTTCTGTTCCATAATCCCAATCATCATAATCCTCATCATTTCGAATTTTTTCATGCAATTCAGTTTGCTTTTTAAGATCATGCTTTGGTGCATAATCGTGCATAACTTCTTGAATAACTCTTTTTTGAGAATCTTCGGATTTAATTAACATTTTAGCTCCTGTTTTTTTAAAAACAGAACTTTTTTTGGAAGGAGGTTGCTATCTCCCCTACTTCTATTTAACGATCTATTTCTTTAATTCTAAAGTTATTTGAATTAAAATATTTCAAGAGTTCCAGTGCGATTAATTTTGGATTTCCTTCTCCACAGGTATAGACATCAATGGCAATTGCACCTTCCTCAGGCCATGTATGACAAGAAACATGACTTTCTGCAAGTGCAATCACAATTGTAACTCCTTGAGGTACAAAGCAATATTGAAAAATGTTGAGAATTGTCATTCCAGCGCGGTTAATTCCACGCTCCATTACTTCCTGAATGGCAATTCCATCATTTAATAAGTTGTACTTTATATCGTATACCTCTAACAAGAGATGTTTACCCATCGAAAAGTGTTTCAACTCATCATTTTATTGAAAAATTTATTTATTCTCAAACTTCCAGTGATTATTTGGTTTTTCCCACCAAAAATGAAGGTCTTCTTTCATGTCATTATAGTATAAAGATACGAAGTCACTTTTATATTTACTATGAATATTTTCACACAGTGCAATAGTATAGTATTTTTGTTTTATTATATCAGTAATCCAACTATAGTTACCACCACGAATGACTCCTGCCTCAATCAAAACAAACTTTTTCCATCGTTTTTCCCATTTCGAATAGTTTTCAATAAACTCCTGGAGATATTCAGTAACATCTTCATTAGGAAAGGGAACATTAACTGATTCAATGTGAAATATCTCTTGATTCATGCTCAATGCATGTGATAAATGCTGTGTGACAATTGCAGAATAGTCTGGAGAAACCATTAAAAAACAAGTATCGGAGGGATGAATATCAATCCCCGATACTTGAATGCGATAGGTCATTTCCTGTATTAATGCTTTTTCTTTATCTTCCGAGATAAAAAGCAATGATTTCATTCTTACCCTTGACCCCTATATTTCTTATGTGCTTTATTACGAGAAGAGGCAGCGTACTTAGTTCCAGCGCCATCTCCTTGACGAGACTTCTTAGGAGACCCCAGAATATAAGAACTGTTCTTAGTTAGTCCGTCTTTTGCTTTTGTTGCCATTAGTTTTCTCCTATAATTTCAGTTTGAATTTCGTTTGGATTTGGAGAACCTGTCTGATAAAAATCATTTGCCAGATCCTCCATAATATCGAAGTACTCTTCTTCTGTAAGTGAGGAGTATATTTTACGCCCTTTACAAAGTATGTTGTACTTGCCTGCCATCGTATCAAATGATTCTTGTTTTTTCGTGACCAACTCGTACCCGAGGATCACACCAGATTTCAAAGCCTGCTTCTTTTGCATCGAGGCAGAATGATACATCTTCTCCACACATATCCTGAACCTCTCCAGATTCAAAGACTTGCATCTTCGGAGCAAACCATGGATACTTCATCTCAGAGTGTTCAAAGACTCCCTTCTTGATGAGCAACCATCCAAATCCAGTATAATCAACTGTGAATGGTTTACGACGCTTTGAGATACTCTCAACAGTTTCGTGATTCATGACTCCACCATTATTGCGGAAATCATCTTCTTCGAGCCAATGTGCAACTGATGTAGTTACTCCATCTTCTGTTGCGTACCAACCACCAGCGATATCTTTGTTCATCAGAACTAATTGCCAAAACTTCTCAGTATTAAAGACAATATCCGAGTCGATCCAAAGTTGCCAATCATAATCTAGTTTTCCATCCCAGGGAATCTGATCAGGTCCCCGCAGTACATTCGCTCCTAAACATTTGCATCGGGCAAAGTTTACCATTGATGAATAATCCTGCGAGATTTGAATGCTCGCTCCAGACTGAACAAGGTCAAAACAGAGTTGTACAAAACTTTTCAGGTAAGTATAAGAAACTCCGCGACCTGGAAGGCAAAATACAATCGACTTGCCCTTTACCATTTCTTTTGCGAGGTTATAATCCCATTCTTCTTGAGATTGTCCTACTATAGGTGCTTTTGCTTTTACAGTAAATCCTTTAGCCATAATTTTATGCGGTTACTTCAGTATCATAACTTATTATATAGTGTTTGTCAATCTGTATTTTCTGTGAGAATAACCTCATCTCCTTCTACTTTAAAACTAATCTCAGTATCTTCATACCATGAGAGTTCATTGGCGATACTCTCTGGAATAATCACATAATAGTCTCCAGTAATTGGATCGACCTGTACAGACTCAAAAATTTTGCCGGAATTTTTTTTCATCTTTTTGTGTTTAATTTTGCGATTTCAGTTTATATATTATTTTGAGTTTTTGAAGGGTTTTGTGGGGCGCGAAATTTTTGTGGAGAGTGAT